GTGTTATACAGAATGATGCCATCCGTGAACATCATCACCACATTGTCTTGACCGGCTGCGTTGACATAGTAGCCAGATCCAGACTGCATGTTCGAGTTGAGAGCGTCGTCTGTAAGCCGCTCACAGCCCTTCCGCGGCTGCGCAGTGCCACGTTGCAGCCTCATGTTCTTTGAGGACTGCGAGAAGCCTGGCTTTAGGTTGGACGGATCAAGACGCGAGGAGAACCCGATAAAGTTGTTATCGGAGTCTACTGTGATCTGACTGTCTTCAGGCATTAGTCTTTAGCAATTAACCTGCCCAGCTTCTCCACGATGCGCTGAAGATCGTCGCGCAGATCCATCATGGCCTGCATGTTTGACTCTTCTTCGCCCTCTTCCTCATCCTCCATCTCTTCCTCTTCGCCGTAGCCGCACTCCGGGCAGGAGCCGTTTGATTTAAGGTCACACCCGCAGTCGGGGCAGTACGCTTTTCCGGTTCCTCCCATCAGGGAGCCAAGTGCGATAGTGAGCTTGCTCATGCTATGTATTCTTTAAGGTTATCCAGCCGATTATTCCAGCCTTTAATGAAAGACTTCTGGGTTGGGTTTTTGCAGACCAGCAAATCATAGAAGCCCTCGCGCTGTTCAAGAATGCTTTGGACGATGGCATCCACACCAACATCATTAACCTTCTCTTCGTACGCCATGATGGTCTTTGCCCCGATAGCACCGTCATCCTTGGTGCCGACAGCTCGTTGCAAGAACTTGCCAGCCTGGCCAACTCCAGTGTTCACGCACCCATCAAAATGCACTGCGCACAAAGGCCATGGGAACTTGTAGCACTTGCCGGGAACCCAATACTCGTTGTAGTAGATGTCCTCTACTTCCTCGTCCGAAATCTCCGAGACGCAACGGCGATCTTCTTGCCGATCATCCCGGTACTTGTCGTACACCCGTTGGATGATGCCCTTGTTTGTCTTGCCGCCAGTGTCGTGCGGGTGATTGCTGAAGCCACCCTCGGCTTTCAACACAAACTTCAGAGACCGCTCAAAGGTCGGATTTGGAGGAATTGTGCTCATTGCGGAGGGTTTTGTAAATCTTTGCAATCGTATAGATTATTGCAACAACGCCACTGATGATTCGGATAGTCTGCTCAACTTCAGACAAGGACAAAGCAATTGCCACTACATTCACTCCTAAAACAGACCCAATCTCTCTAATGTCTTCCAACATTTTGTTTGAGCCTTCCATTTTGCTTTAATTTGATTGAAGGTTTAGCGGGCCTTGAAATTGAGGAAAACCACGACAGCCAAACGTAGTTGCAAGAGACACCAATGTTAAGAATAAATTCGGTGATTGGCGGCTCTTCATGCACAAAAATATTTGCAACAGACCCGCAAATTGTCACCGTGGTTGCAAGTTTGCACAGGTAAGAAGCGTACTTGTGCTGGTAAATGGTGCTATCCTCGCGACCGAAGACCTTCAGCCACAAGTGGATCGCAGAAATAGCAAGAACGCTATTTGCGAGTACGTTTAGCAGGACTAGAGGACTCAGGTTCATTTTTAGGAATCAGCTTCTCACTCAAGGTTTCTACAGCCCGGAGACCACAGAATCCCAAAAGAAACCCGGCAGCAAAGCCATACTGAGGCTCACTGTCTAGGCGGGCAATTTTAAGCAGGAGCGGCGTGACATAGTTTGCGCTAGCCGCCCCTCCAATTAACGAGGCAATTGTGCGTGGAAGATTTTGGCCAGCAGTCTTGGAGGACATTAAGATCGCTCCAAAGAGACCCGCTATAGCTAGACCAATGTCAATTCCAGCATCTTTAAGATTCATCGGTGTTGCGCCTGTTTTGCAGTAGAAACTGCATTCAACAGATCCAACTCAAGACGTTGGTATCGTGCATCTGAATGCCATTTCTGCGCTGCTGGCGCAGTGTACGTTTGCCCAGCCTGAAGCTCAAGGATTTCCCTGTTGGGAGGATACAAGTACCTTGCTGGAACGGGTGAATCTTTCGCGCAACCTATCAGCAAGAGCGTCGTTGCCGGCAGCACGAGCTGCAATGATTTGAGCTTCAATGTCATCGCAGTGCTTGGCTATATCGCGCTCCAATTCCCACGAGGCTCGCTTAGCCTTGATCTCCAGCCACAGGCGCAGGATTTGCAGCAGGTTTGGTATCATTCGATTCCTTTCGGACAACGTTGATCATGCCAATCAGTGCAAGACCGGTCGTCAAAATGGCTTCCTGCATCTCAGGATGAAGTTTTAAACCAACAGCAGTCAGCAGTGCAAACAGTCCGCGCCAGGTAGATGGCTCTTTGAGTCGTTCAAGTAGGTACGTCATAAAATTAGCACTTCCACCGTTTAAGGCTGGCCTTGGCTCGTTCTGCTGGGCCTTTTGCGTTAGCTACCACACCACTCATTCGAGCGCAGAAGGACTTCTTGCGGGCAGCGTCTGCCTTGGTCTTTGGATTTGGAGCAGGAGCCTTAAGGTTGCTGCCTGTGGCCTTGTTGAGCTTAGCGCGACCCTTGGCAGTCAGGCCGGCTCCTCTGGAGACAGGCAGCTTTTCGCCGCGGCCAACAGACAGTGATGGGTTCTTTTTAGGCATCTTCAGGAGGAGGAATGAATGAGCCGTCAGGTTGCTGAATCCAGCCTGGGCCACACGGGATGCCATCAACATTCACCAGTGTAGTCCCAGCGGGAGGCGTGAACGGAGTCACTCCATCCCAGATAATCACGTTTTGCACCACCTTAGTGGCGTCATCAACAATAGCGTATCGCATGATTAGAAGTAGGTTGTAACAACAACAATGCCGTCCGATCCATTGCCACCTGCGCCAGAGTTGCCCACGTTGTCCAATCCTGCGCCACCTCCGCCGCCACCTCCGCCGTAAAGCCCGCCATTGCCACCGTTTCCTGCGTTGCCAGTTACACTAGATCCGCCGCCAGCACCTGCGCTTCCAGCGGCAGCAAAATTGGCTGTCACACTTGGAGCATTTCCACCAACACCTCCAATCGCTCCTCCGCTTGCAGTCCCCCCGCTCAGCCAGGATCCAAGAGCGGTTCCGCCATTGCCGCCAACAAATCCAATAGTTGCTGAGGCAGGCAACCCGCCACCGGCTCCACCGCCAGCACATGATGGCGCAGAACTTGTGCCACCTACTCCAGCGCCAGCGCCTCCTGTGCCCCCATTTGCTCCTTGAAACAAGGCTCTAGCACTTGCAGATGCCCCAGCACCACCGGTTGTTGTTGTGGCAGCCGCTGCTCCTCCGCCGCCTCCAACTTGAATCCAAGTTCCAAAAGACGAATTTCCTCCAGCAACTCCAACGTTTCCGTTTGTGCTATTAATGGTTACAGAAGCCCCGCCAGTCCCGCCGCTTCCAACCGTAATAGTTTCAGTTGCTCCCAGCAGTGCAGCAGACATATTGCGAAAAGAATACGATCCTCCACCTCCACCTCCACCACCTGATGCTTGAGACCCAACTCCAGCCTTGCGTCCAGATCCGCCGCCACCTCCGGCGGAAATTACTACAACATCAACAGCCTGTGCTCCAGCAGGCTTCGTCCAAGTGCCGCTCGAAGTAAACGTCTGCACATCGGTAATGTTACCAACATGCTGATGGTCGGCTCTAGCGGCAAACGTGCTCAACCCCACTACGGGAGCCGTAGCAAGCGCAGCAGGCGCAGTGGTAGCCAACCCTGCGATCTGAGACGTAGTAAGCGCACCAATCTCTCCGGGCGTTGGAAACACATGCCTGTGATCAGCCCGCGCAGCAAACGTACTCAGGCCAACAACCGCAGTAGTCGAAAGCGCAGCAGGAGCGGTGGTTGCAAGCCCAGCGATCTGGTTGGTGGTGAGCACGCCGGCGAGTGCCTGAGACACGGTAGCCTTGCGTGTGGTAATACCTTGGTTGACCACCAGTACGTCAGTCGTGCTGACAGAGCCCGCGGCGGGCAGTTCGGAAATCTTAATGTTGGCCATAGTTAAGCAATTTCAACCCAATTTAAAGTTGCCTCGTCCCATCTGTACATTTTCCCATCTTGGGGCATAGGCACAGGAGCTTTCCAGATCCAGTCTGGCGCAGAAATTGTCCACGAAGAAAACGGTTGTGGAGCGTAAAAAACGTCATTCTCAAAATCGTAATTGTACCCAACGCCAGCGTAATTGGCCCTTAGAGCCACGCCTCCATCAGGCTGGCCATCTTGTCCGTAATGAACATTACCGCGTGTATTGTAACTAGTCTGAATCCATGTCCCAGGAGAAAAATCAATAAACGTATTAAAAAACTCCGGCTCAGCGACAATAACTTGCTGAACAATTCCGTCCAAAACTTTTGCAAAGTGAGCCATAAATTAAGCTGTGTAAGTTCCTGATGAATTGAATTTAATAACAGTCCTTGCTCCATTTGTCGTAACAACAGGCGATCCTGTAACAAATCCCGTATAAACAGCAGTTGGAACAGACAAAATAACAACACCAGACCCACCCGATCCAGCAGTGATTCCGATTGCCGCTATTGCGCCACCTCCACCTCCTGTGTTTGAAGTTCCGGATTGAGTTGTTGAAAGAGATCCATTTCCACCTCCGCCCAATCCACCTGTTCCTTGTGTTCCAGATCCAACGCACCCACCACCACCACCTGCATAATATGTAGAAACCCCAGTAATGTTAGACTGTAGTCCAATTCCTCCATTTCCGCCAGTTGCTGCTGCTCCATTGCTTCCAGCGGCACCCGCACCACCACCACCACCTGTTGGAGTTGAACTCAAACCTGGAGTGCTGCCCCCATTGTTGCCTTGTCCAATTGTTCCTGCACCACCTAAAACGGGTGATGTTATACCCCCATTTCCTCCTCCTCCTCCGCCTGATCCTCCTGATGCTCCTGGCGATCCACTTGGACTTCCTGTAACACCAGACCTTCCCCCACCAATAGATGTAATTGTGCTAATTGCAACAATACTTGAATCATTTCCAGAAATAGCAGTTCCTGAATTTATAGCACCCGAGCCGCCTGCGCCAATTGTTATCGTATAAGTTAACCCACCAATTCTGGTTAAACTGCCAGAACGAAAGCCGCCAGCACCACCTCCAGCTTGACTTGCGCCTCCACCACCTGCAATAACAAGAAAATCAATAAGCTCATTATTTGCCGCTGCTGCGACTGATGTTAGTGCCGTCACTCGTCCCTTTGAGTCAATGCTGATGACTGGAATTTGAGTGCTGCTTCCAACATTGCTTTGAGCCGTAGTAATTGCCGCTAAAGTTGGAATAGGATACGATCCCGTCAAATCTCCCCCGGCAGTTGCCGTTGCTCCTAATGCACCAACCTGAGCGGCAGTTGGGAATACATGCTGGTGGTCTGCACGAGCAGCAAAGGTGCTGATACCAATTACTGGAGCCGTAGCAAGCGCAGCAGGAGAAGCTGTGGCTAATCCAGCAATCTGGGATGTTGTAAGGGCTCCGATCTGGACAGCAGTCGGAAAAACGTGCTGGTGATCGGCGCGAGCCGCAAAGGTGCTGATACCAATCACAGCAGTAGTAGCCAAAGCAGCGGGAGCAACAGTGGACATGCCTGCAATCTGCGAGGTAGTCAAGGCACCAATTTGAACTGGCGTTGGGTAGATGTGCTGGTGATCGGCGCGTGCTGCAAAGGTGCTAAGTCCGACAACTGCGCTGGTAGCCAAAGCAGATGGGGCAACAGTGGATACTCCGGCAATTTGGACGGTGGTAAGAGCCCCAATCTCAGTAGGAGTTGGAAACACATGCCTATGGTCTGCGCGAGCCGCAAAGGTGCTCAACCCAACAACGCCAGTGGTTGCAAGCGCAGCAGGGGCAACAGTGGACATTCCAGCAATTTGACTTGTGGTGAGAGCACCGATCTCGGCAGCAGTAGGAAAGATATGCTGATGATCTGCGCGTGCAGCGTATTCGGAAATACCAATTACAGCAGTGGTCGCCAAGGCGGCAGGCGCAGTGGTAGCAAGCGGCGTCCCAGAAAAAGTTGCCAACGCAGCGGTCGTCAAAGACGTAACCTGGCCTTGAGCATTAATCGAAATAACCGGAATTACAGAAGAGCTGCCAACGTTAATTTGCTGAGTTGTAAGAGTGGCAATTTCAATCGTGCCAGTGCCGGTAATCGTGCCCCCGGAAAGTCCAGTTCCAACCGTAATGCTTGTCACTGTTCCACCCGCCTCACCAGCAATAGGAACGCTGCTTAGCGCCGTCACGCGCCCCTTAGCGTCAATGCTCAGCACAGGAATCTGAGCGGTGCTCCCCACGTTAAATTGAGCGCTCGTAATTGCAGCAAGTTCCGGAAGTGGGAAGTTCCCAATCAAATCTCCCCCAGCAGTAGCAGTGGCACCAAGTGCGCCGATCTCAGCAGGAGTTGGGCGAGCGTGTTGGTGATCCGCACGAGCGGCAAAGGTCGAAAGCCCAGCAACGCCAGTGGTTGCCAACGCTGCTCCAGCAGTCGTGGAAAGTCCCGCAATCTGCGCGGTCGTCAACGCAGGGTTGATGACGGTGGTCAGTGAGACAACACGCCCCTTTGCGTCGGTCGTGATAACCGGGATTTCCGTGGCAGATCCAACCCCGGCCTGGGCCGTTGTGATAGAAGCAAGCGTAGGGTTGGGATACGTTCCTGTAAGGTCTCCTCCAGCAACTCCAACTGGGCTACGCAGGATTGTTCCAGTAACCTTTTTGGTGGCCCCATCTTGAACAATTGGAATTAATTCCGTTCCGTCAACGGTCGTTGCTGCTGGTAATGCAGAGATTTTGTCGCCCATATTAGCCTGTAATCAAATTGTCGCCGCCTTCGGTAGTTAAAGAAAATCCAGCTTCAGT